CATCAGAGATTGGAAAGACACAGATAGATGCAGGTGAGACTTTAACTGCAGCTTCAAGTAATGCAGTTACAGATAGTATACAGAATGTAGCACAAACAAATACAAATACAGTAGCTACAATTAATTTAGGTGGTGGTGTTTTAAATAGAGAGTACTCATTTATTTGTCGGATTATTGACAGCACTGGAAGTCAAGCTGAACGTACTGTTAAAATAGCTATAAGGCAGAAATAATGGCATATAATTATTTAGAATTAGTGAATCAAGTAAACCGTAGACTTAATGAAGTAGAACTTACATCAAGCAACTTTTCTACTGCTGTAGGTTTTTATGCCCAAGCAAAGGATGCTATCAATGCATCTCTTCGTGATATCAACCAACATGAATTTAATTGGCCCTTTAATCATGTAGAACAAGAAGATGTTTTATCTGCTAATGTAACAAGATATGCTTTTCCACATGATGCTAAACTAGTAGACTTTGATAGCTTTCGTATAAAAGAAGATAGCTCATTAGGAAATGCAACAACAAGATTAGGTATACTTGCCTATGAAGAATATCTTGATAAGTATGTAGACCAAGAATACAATACCAATGGTAGAAGTGGTGTGCCACAAATGGTAGCACATGGACCTGCTCTTGAGTATTTACTTACACCTGAACCTGATAAAGCCTATACAGTTGTATATGAATATTATCGTGTTCCTGTAGATTTAGAATTATATGATGATGTTCCTGCTGTTCCTGAAAGATTTAAACATGTTATTGTAGATGGAGCAATGCATTATGCTTATTTATTCCGTGGTAATTCACAAGACGCAATGGTAGCTAAACAGAAGTTTGATGAAGGTATAAAGAATATGCGTATTGTATTAATCAACAGAACATATTATTTACGTTCTACAATGATACCACAGAACACAGGTGGTGGTAGGATGGGATTCTCTAGGTCTGTTATCTAATGGCAGACGCTTGGCAAACCCATTCATTTGAATTTAAAGGTGGCTTGATAACAAACCTTTCTCCTTATCAGCAAGGATTTCAAGCACCCGGTTCAGCACGTATACTGCGTAACTTTGAACCTTCTATCTTTGGTGGATACAGAAGAGTTGAAGGATATGAGAAGTTTGATACCAATACTGTAACGAATACAGGTGTTATCAGAGGTATAGTGCGATATGACAGCAAAGTGTTTGCTTGTCGTGGAGATGACTTATTCTTCTCTTCAGGTTCAGGATGGACACAAGTAAGTGACAACGCAACCTATAGTAGTGCAGGTGTTACAATAGGTGGTGGTACAGGCAAAGTAAGATTTCTAAAGTATGACTTTGATGGTACAGAAAAACTTATGCTTGTTGATGGAACAGGCAAACCATTTAGATTTGATGGAACTACGTTTGAACAATTAACTGCTTTACCATCTGATGTATCAGGTGCTAGTTTCGTAACAAACTTTAAGAACCACATAGTATTTGGGAATGGAAAAAAGATAATCTTTTCTGCTCCTTACAAAGATAATGACTTGACAATTGCTAATGGTGGTGGTATAATTAATGTAGCTGATGAAATTACAGGTTTAATTGTATTTCGTGAGCAGCTAATAATATTTAGCGAAAGTAGTATAAACGTACTAAATGGTAATAGTGTAGCTGATTTTCAATTGCAACCAGTGTCTCGTGACTTAGGTTGTGTTGCTTCAGATACTATACAAGAGATTGGTGGAGATGTTATATTCTTAGGACCTGATGGTCTTCGTCTTTTTTCTGCTACTGATAGAATAGGAGACTTTAGTCTCGCTGCTGTATCAAAGACAATTCAAGATGAAATGCTAGATTTAATTACTAGTAGTCCTGATGGTTTTATGAGTACAGTTATTCGTGAGAAGAGTCAGTACAGAATATTTGGATATAACGTAGGATATACTAACGCTTCAGCAAAAGCTATAGCGGCTACACAATTACAAGATGGTATGGCGTTTAATGATTTACGTGGTTTTAATGTTAACGCAATAGACAGTGAATACGTAGGTCGGACAGAACTTATTTACTTTGGTGCAAGTGATGGTTACGTTTATCGCATGGAGCAAGGTAATAGCTTTGATGGAGAGAAGATACAAGCTACGTTTGCTACTCCTTATGTACCGTTAGGTGACCCTAATGTCCGTAAAACAGTATATAAAGGAATAACATACTTAGATGTAAACGGAGAGGTAGATATTAGATACTCTCTTAAATTTGACTTTGACCAACAGAATACTGTTCAACCTAATTCATTGCTTTTTTCAAACCTCGCAGCTTCATCAATATCTTATGGTGCTGGGATTTATGGAACATCCTCATATGGGGGTAAACAGAAAGCGATATATGAATTGCAAACAATAGGTTCAGGTTTTACAGTATCTATATTATATGAGACCATAGGAGATACAATAGACGCTGTATTTGCTATTGACGCTGCAACCCTGCAGTATACTACTAACGCTAGGAGATAATAAATGGGAACAGGCTATACAAGAAACGACACACCGAACAATATAGCTGACGGTAACGTAATTAATGCTTCAGACCTTGATGGAGAGTTTGATGCTATACAAACTGCGTTTAACGGTTCAACTGGACACTCACATGATGGCACTACAGGTGAAGGACCACAGATAGCAACAGCAGGTCTAGCAGATAATGCAGTGACAACAGCTAAAATAACTGATGCTAATGTTACACTTGCCAAGATGGCAGCTAACTCTGTAGATAGTGACCAATACGTAGATGGTTCAATTGACAGAGTTCATCTTGCTGCTGACATCGTAGATGGAACAAAAATAGCGGATGACTCTATAGACTCTGAACACTATGTAGATGGTAGTATTGATACTGCTCATATAGCTGACGATGCAGTCACAAGTGCTAAACTTGACACAAACATACAAATAGCAGGTACTCTTGGTGTTACAGGTGAGACTACTCTAACAACACACCTTAACATGGGTGACAATGATATCATTAAGTTAGGTGACAGTGCTGACTTACAGATTTATCACGATAGTAACGATAGTTATATTGCTGAAAATGGTACTGGCTCTTTATATATTCGTGGAACAAACCTTATTCTTCAAGATTCATCAGGAAATGAATATCTTACATGTGTTGACTCAGGAACTGGTGGAGAAGTAAGGTTAAAGCATGAAGCAACAACCAAACTCGCCACCACCTCAACAGGCATTGACATAACAGGTACAGCTACAATTACAAGTGCTGACAACAATCCACAACTTATAATTAAATCAACGGATGCCGATGCTAATGACGGACCTATTTTTGATTTAGTCAGAGATAGTGCTTCACCAGCAGATAATGATGTAATAGGTAGTATTCGTTGGAGAGGAGAGGACAGTGCAGGAAATGAAACTCAATATGCAGATATTAGAGTTTTTATAAACGATATCACAGACGGAACAGAGGATGGGCAGTTCAACTTGCGAACTATCGTTGGTGGGCAACTTAAGTCAAGATTAAAAGCAGACTCTGGAGAAATAGCATTTAACGATGAAAGTGCAGACATAAACTTTCGTGTTGAGAGTGATGGCAATGATAATATGTTTAGAGTTGATGCAGGGCTTAACAGGGTTGCAATCGGAAATTCAACTCCTTCTGCTACTCTTCATGTAAGTTCTAGCGATACATCAGTTGCGTTATTAGATAGTGATAATTCAGCAGGTTCTAGTTTGTTTATACGAAACTCTACGATTGCAACAGATACCTATGCTTCTTTAGGTTTTGCACCTGCAAATAATGTTTCTGGTGCTACTATAACTGCGATTGCTGAAGAAGATTTTAGTGATGCTGCAAGCAGAACAGCTAGGTTAGAGTTTCACACAAGAGATAATGGAAATTTTCTTGACAGACTTACTTTAAGTAGAGCAGAAGCTGTTTTCAACGAAGATTCAGATAATACAGACTTTCGTGTTGAGAGTGATAGCAATTCAAATATGCTGTTTGTGGATGCTTCGGCAAACAAAGTGGGCATAAATAACAATGCTCCTGCAGCGTTTTTACATGTTGCTTCTGGAGATGCTACGCCTCTTGGCTCACTTCGTGTTGAGCAAACTAATGCTTCAGCAGGTGGTGCTATATGGCAGTCTTTGTTTGAGGACGACAGTAGTGCAGACCAAGGTTCTGGTAACAGTTTAATCTACATTAACTCTAACCGACCAAATACCTCGGCTGGGCAGGTATTAAAAGTTGTTGGGAACAGCAAAGCCAGTAATTATTTTAATATTTATGACACTGGTGAGGTTGTTGTAAATGATTCTTCAGTGTCTACTGCCGACTTTCTTGTTGAGAGTGACAGTAGCACGCATATGCTTTTTGTGAATGCAGGAACTAACCGAGTGGGGATTGGCGAAAGCAACCCAGATAACACTCTTCATGTAAATTCTGGAGCAGAGAATACAGCTTTCAAACTTCAAAGTACCGATACAGAAGTTGCTATGCAATTTCAAGACTCAACAGGTGCTTCTTACATTAAAGGTAGAGGCGATTTTCGGTTTGAGGTTGGTGCTTTAGATGTTGTTAAGAT